AGTGTTCGGTTCAAGAGTTCTTCTTTGTGATGAATTCGCTACACCAGCAACTGCTAAGTTCGCAGCTATCGCTGTTAACCCAAGAAACTATGTAATGCCAAGATTAAGAGGCGTAACAGTAGAATCAGACTACGAAGTAATTAATCAAAGAAGAGTCTTAGTGGCTTCTCAGAGATTAGGATTCACTGACTTAATTGACGGTGCAACTTCTAAATGGGCTTGGATGTATAAAGCTTCATAAGTTTAACCTTAACAAGCTAAAGGTTTCAGGGAGTGTACCTAACACTCCCTCTTTTTAATTATGGCAGATTTAATAACATTAAGAGAATACAAAAACTTCGCTGGACTTACTGGAGAAAGTGAGAATGCGAAGATTAATGTCATCATACCTGCTATTAGCCAAGCAGTAAAAACATACTGCGGCACAAGTTTTATAGACTATTATTCTAGTGATAAGACCGAATACTACGATATTAAGGATAAATACACTAATGCAATAATACTCGATGAGAGTCCAATCGTGAGCGTGACTTCAGTTGAAGAAAGAAAGAATCAATCAGACTCATATACGACTCTAATATTTGAAAATTCAGACTCAAGCGGAAAGTATGACTACGTAGTAGATTACAATGCAGATACTATATTTAGAACTACTGCAACAGGAGACAAAATGTTTCCACAAGGAAGAAGAGCAGTAAAAGTAGTATACAAGTCAGGATATTCAGCAACACCACAAGATTTAAAACTAGCATGTTTTGATTTAGTTAAGTACTATTTAAAAGACGAAAGAAAACAAAACTTAACTATTTCAGGTGCACAGATACAAAATCCTGTATCAACAAGTTTAAGAGAAAACATAGGTTTTCCTGACCATATTAAGCGTATATTGGATTTTTATAAAATTCATAAGTAATGGCAGATAAATTTAAGTTCAAGTATTTATCTAGAGATAAAAATACTGGAATAAGTTATGAAAAGTTAGTCCAAGAACAAGCAAAAAATATAGGAAAAACTGCAACAGATTTAGGAAAACAACTTAGAAATGTTCAGCTAGGTAGATTAGAAGGAAGTGAAGGATTTTTTAGAGAGTTAAACGATTCTCTTGCTGCAACAGGGTTAAGTAATGACCCTGAAGTAATGAAAGCATATAAAAGATTAACAGGCGAAGCAACTCAAAAACAACTAAGTTCTGCACTAGCTCAATTAGCAGGACATTTAAAAAGAGCAGGGTCTGCACTGCCTACACAGTGGAATATAGGACATAAAACAATGGAGCCTATTAATGTTTCTATCTCTTTGACTATAATGGCAATACAAAGCGGACTATTAGAACTAGAAGCAAAAGGAGAAGCAAATACAGCTTTCTACAGAAAACAACAAATAACAGCTGAAAGACTAAGAAAATTAAGAGCTGTAGGACATGTTATCTCTCAAGCAGAAAAGAAAAATGATTTAGAAAATAAACAAATAGTTGCTAAATTAAAAGATATGAAAAAAGATGGACATATAGATATAAGCCATCTAAAACAGTTAGACTTAAAATTAAATGATGGAACTCTTGCAAGATATCAAATTGAAACAGAAGATTTAAACAAAGATATTAAAGGAGTCAAACAAAAAACACTGGGAGCAATGAGAAAAGCTTTAGTATCTGGAACTGCTCAAGGAATGAGTTCTGACTTAGCAAAAGCATTAGGCGAAGCAGATATTACTAGCATTACAGGTTCTAAAAGCATTGGGAAAGAGTTAGGAGAACAATTAGTAGAAGCTGCAGTAGGTAAAAAGAAAAGAACTTATAAAAAAACAACTAAAGGAAAAACAAGAGTAAAAACATCTGTTGATACTCAAAAAATAACTACTAAAGCAAGAAAAGTTGGAACAGGAGCAGCTGTAATTGCAAAACAATTAGAAGCTCAAAATAAAATACTAACAACTGCTTCTATAGGTAAGTCAACTGATGACGAGGCACTTTCTCTTAATAAAATTAAATTTAATATTAACAGAAGTTTAGGTGCAGAGGTTAGAAGAAATATGGGAAGACCTGCACTAATAAATAGAACAGGACAATTTTCAAATAGTGCTAGACTTTTAAGTTTAAGAGATACAGGAAAAACATTAACAGGTGAATATACTTATACTTTAACAGGTGGAGGACAAAGTAAAAATAAAAGAGGAGTTTACTCAACTTTTGAAAATTTAGGTAGTAAACAATGGCCTTCAGGATATAATCCAAAACCTTTAATAGCTAAAAGCATAAGAAACTTAGCTTTAAAGTATACCGAGAAAAAATTTACACTTAGGAGAGTATAATGGCATACAGAACACAAAGAAAGAAAATAGCCGAAGCTCTTGTTAACAAATTTAAAGAAATTGATGGGAATCATCCTTTTAATTCAAACGTCTTTCAAAATGCTGATTCACATTTAGTATTTTTAGATGAAATACAACAATACCCAAAAGTATGTGTTGTAGCAGGCGACGAAATACGACAGTATCAGCCTGGAGGGTTTAAATGGAGATTTTTAACAGTAACAATTAGGGCATATGTAGAAGATGCAAATGACCCTCAAGAAGTTTTGTCACTATTACTCGAAGACATCGAAAGAGTAATCGATGATAATGACATACTAGTGTATGACGATACTGTATCGCCAAACCTACAAACAACATCTATAACTATTCAATCAATAGGCACAGATGAAGGAGTAATTTCTCCTTTAGGTATAGGCGAAATAGTAGTTGAAATACGATATTAGGAAACAGGTAAAGCAGAAAATTCTAGCTAAACCCTTTCCAAAGTAAATATAGGAGATAAGCAAAATGGCTTTAAATCTATCAAGAAATACCTCGGTATTTGTCTCAACAGGTAATGGAGTACACGCAAGTGGTGGCTCTGTTGTGAGTTTGGATAATTTTGGCTCAGGTGGAAGTGGCTACGCAGTAGGCGATGTAATCACTATGGGCACAACAAGCGGTACTGGCTCAGGATTAAGAGTAATCGTTGCTTCAGTTAATTCAGGTGCTGTTACTTCTGTAGCAATTCCTAACAACTTTAGAGGAACAGGATATGCTGATAACGATACAGTTACAGGAACCTTAAATAACGGCAGCGATCACGGCAGTGAAACTGATTTCACAGCAGTAGTAAAAGGAACTACTGTTAGTACTACTACAGATGGTAGTAGACTACCAACAGGTCTTTTTAAAGGAAATGGAACAGCTGCAAATACATTTAAAATTGGTGTATTAGATGGCTATAGTTTCTCACAAGGAAGTGACGCTACTGATGTAACAATCAGTGAAGCAGGTGCATCGCCAAATAGAGGCTCAAAAAGATTTAATGACTCTTTACCACCAGCAGAATGGTCTTTCGGTACTTACGTAAGACCTTATAAGCATGGTTCAAGCAGTCATAGATCAACTGACGTAATGGATATGTGTGAAAACATTTTATGGGCAGCTATTGCAGGAGCTAGTGTTACAGGAGCCAATCCATCAGGAACGGCAAGTGACCCGGCGGTTGTATGTGACGGAACAGATGCAGATGTATCTTTCGCAAGGTCAGACCACCACGAACTATTAAAAATGTCTATTTTCTTTGCATTAGAAAATACAACTTACAGACTAAATGAGTGTCAAGTAAACCAAGCAGAAATTGACTTTTCAATTGATGGTATCGCTACTATCACATGGTCAGGAAATGCTACAACTATTGACCAAGTGTCAACAGCTATAGAAGACCCTTCTAAAGCATTAATTGTAACTAGAACAAGCGCTACAGATGCTACAGATTCTACAAGTACAGCTACAGCTTATACTGAAGCATATAACTATGTAGATACAACTGCACCTAATGATGCGGATTATTTAAGAAATAAATTATCAACATTAACTTTGAGTCACGCACGAAATAGTGCTAATGTATTAGAAGTTGGCGGTTCAGGTTCTGCTATTACTTATGATATAAATATTACAGGCGGTTCACTAACTATTGCTAATAATATTACTTATGTAACGCCAGAAACTTTAGGTCTTGTGGATGTACCAGTAGGTTCTTTTACAGGTGCTAGACAAATTACTGGCTCTTTAACAATGTATCTAGATACTAAATCAAATGGTTCTAACCAGTTATTATCTGACTTAACAGCAGCTACTGACTTAGTTAACAACGAATTTGACATGAGTCTATTTATGGGCGGTGGTTCTTCTTCAGTTCCAGTAGTTGAATTTGACTTACCAAAAGCTCACTTACAGATACCTACTATTGAAACAGCAGATATTATATCAACAACTGTTGAATTTGCTGCTCAAGGTACAGACCTGTTAACAGGGGATGAAATGACAGTTAAATATAAAGGTTCAACTACTCATTCAGACTCTACTTATGCAACAGACTATACTGTATAACAATGACAGCGTACAATCTACTTCGAGAAAGTAGTGTACACATTGTACACAACGGGAGTCGTTACTTATTAAAGACGACTCCTGAAGTGTCGTTCTCACAAACATTTGCGGAAGATGCATACGAAGTTAAGACTTTGCACGATCAAACAAAGATGTTTCAGGGAACAAGCGTAACAAAAGCAAATCCTGCAAACTTTAGTTTTGCAGTTCATCTAACTCAAGAGAAAGATGAATCAATTGTAAAAAGTCTTTTAACTGATTATGATACAAGCAATGGAGAACAATTACTAAAATCTTTTGACTTGTATATCGTGACAGGAGAAAGCACCTTTAAATTAGAAGGGTGTGTAATAACTCAAGGAGAGTTTAATTTAGCAAAAGGCTCGCCACTTATATTAACTGTAAGTGGACAAGCAAAACAATTGAGTAGAGTAGGAAATGCTAGCTATTCGTTGCCAGGTTCACTGGTAAACGCCAGTTCGACTAGAACTCCCACCCTATCTTTGTTAGATGTAGAGGTAGATTCAACAGATGTACCAAATCTAGCAACCGCCACTTTACAAGTGCAAAACAATATCAATTGGACTCCTTTTGAGACTTTACAAAATAGTTTGTCAGTTACTTCAGTAAGTAATGCAATGTACCCGACAACTTATACATTAGGAGATAGAGTAGTAAGCGGAAATATTACACAATATTTAACAAGTAATAATTCTAGCACTTTTCAATCTTTTGATACTTCAGCAAACGTAGCAGTAAAAACCATCGTAAATGATAGTACTTTTTTAAACGCTAACCTTACAGGATGTATGTTTACAAAAAGAAGTAATGTTGCTGAAGCATACACGCAGACTTTTGACTTTCGATTAGTTAATAGTCCTGCAAATTTAGGAACCATTATAACATATTAGGAGAAAAAACAAAATGGATTTAAAATCATTACTGGTAGACAGTAAAACAACTTGGGTAGAATTCCCAGGCTTAGATGGATTTGAAGTAGAACTTGCGAATTTATCTAGAAAAGAATTAGTAAACTTAAGAAAAAAGTGTACTCAAAGCAAGTTCAACAGAAAAACAAGAGCTTTTGAAGAAACTCTTGACGATGAAAAGTTCGTAAAAGAATTTTCAGAAGCAACTGTAAAAAGTTGGAAAGGATTAAAACTTTCATATTTAGAAGATTTAATACTTGTAGATTTAAAAGGTCAAAATTTAGAAGATGAAATGGAGTATACATTAGAAAATGCTCTAGTGCTTGTAGAAAATTCATCGGAATTTGATAATTGGCTCAACGAGGTAGTCTTTGATTTAGAAAACTTTCGTAGCAAACAGTCAGGAACTAATAAAAAAGAGACTGGAAGTATATCTAAATAATCAACAAATAGGTATGACTAAGGACCAGTATCTCATGATGTGTGAGCAAACTGGGCAAGAGATAGATTGGGAAAAATGCCCTCCTGACTGGGAGGATTTTCCGGATATAGTAGTATCAATTTTCAATATTTTCAATTCTTTAGGAGATAGAGTATATGGAGATGTTGGGTATGTTGGAAAAGATTTTACTACTTTTGATTTTTTAATAAAACACTATAATATACAAAAGCATCAAATAGATTATGTATTTAACACTATACTGTGGTTAGACAGCAGAGCTATCAAAGACTCTCAGAAAAGAATAAAAGCTGAGACTGATAGATTAAAAAATAAAAAATAATGGCAAAAGGCAGCAATAAAATAACTGTTGAAGTTAATGGAGTAAATATAACAGGCACTAGAAAAGAGCTTGATAAACTTGCAGCATCTCAAAGAAAAGCTTCTCAAGGTAATCAAAAATTAGCTAATTCAAATATTTCTGCAGATAGAGGCATGAAAGGCACTGCAAATATGTCTTCAAATGTTTCTAAAAACTTTTCAAAAATGCAACAAGGTCTCGAAGGCGGAGGAGGCTCAGGGGGCCTTGTTCGTGCTTATGCTTTACTTGCTGCTAACGTTTTTGCTTTAACGGCTGCTTTTGGTATTTTATCTCGTTCTGCTCAAATAGATACTTTAACTGAATCCATAGAAAGATTAGAAGTTGTATCAGGAAAAGGTATAAAAAGTGTAGCAAGAGACTTACAAGAAGCTGCTGGATTTGGTTTAAGTTTTGCAGAATCTTTACGTTCCGTATCTTTAGCAACAAGTGCTGGATTTGGTGGGCCTGAAATTGAAAGACTAGGTGCAGTTGCAAAAAATGCCGCTATCTCTTTAGGTAGAAACCTTCCAGATGCTCTTGATAGAATCTTTCGTGGTGTTATTAAAGTTGAACCAGAACTTTTAGACGAAATTGGTTTATTTGTTCGTGTAAATGAAGCAGCTTCAAAATATGCCGCAGATCTAGGTGTTGCAGTCGGAGATTTAACAGAGTTTCAAAAACGTCAAGCATTTCTAAATGAAGCATTAGAACAAGGAGAGCAAAAATTCCAAGTCTTTGAAGATATTGAAATTGATGCTTTTGCTAAATTACAAACTACTTTTGCTGATTTAACGCAAGATATTTTATCTTTTGCAAATAATGCTATAACTCCTTTAATAAATCTTCTTGCGGAAAATAAATTAATATTTACTTTAATTTTTACTGCAGTAGGAACAACACTATTAAGAATGGCTATTCCAGCTATGACTCAATTTACTGCAAGAACAGTAGAAAATGCTGTTGCAGCAAGAAAAGCAGCAGCAGAACAGCAAAAACAATCTAATGCTAAAATAGCTTTAATTAATGCAGAAGCAAAAGCACAACAAGCTTTACGAAGACAACAACTTGAAACTGAAAGACTTCAAATTCAGAAAGATACTAAAACAAGTAGTATAGGGGTAGGAGGTAGAGACGCTTCGAAAAGAATAGAAGCAGCCCTTCAAAAAGAAATAGCCGCTAAAGGAAGACTAGAACTTGTAAATAAAAGAATAGCAGATATAGAAAATCCTAGAGGCTTGAAACAAAGAGAGAAAAATGAAGAAGTCATGAAAGAACTCTCAATGTTAAAACAAGAAAAAATTATTTTAGAACAAATCAGAGCTATAGATAAAGATAAAGTCGACCCATTTACAGGGCCTGTTAGAGGAAAAGAAGCAGATAGAACAGCAATACAAACAAAAATAAAAGCAATGACAGCAGAAAGACTTGCAAACGTACAAGTAATTGCAAGTAATAAAGGACTATTAGCATCTTTAAAACAAGTAGGTAAAGAATTCACCATTGTTAAAAATAATATTATAGCAACAACTAGAGCAACTGGGTTTTTTGGTAAAGCTTCTGCAAACTTAAGAGCAGGAATGTTCGCATTAAAAGCAAGCGCAATATCTTTAGCAACATCATTTCAAGCTCTTTGGACAGCAATAATGGGCCCTTTAACTGTATTTTTAATGATCTTACCTGTACTTCAAGCCGTTAATAGATTTTTTGGAGTAGGCAGTGAAGAAGCTGAAAATTTAACAAATGCGACAAAAGAAATGAACAGCGCCATGAAACTGTTGCCTGATAGAATTGAGCATGTTAATGAACAAATGAAGCTATTAGGAGAAGGAAACTTCAAAGCAGTTAATCAAGGTACAGAAGCTTTTAAAAATAGTATATATGAAACTATACAAGCACTTGATGAACAAATTAAAGCTTTTGATGAATATACAAAAAATGCTACGGGTTGGGCACAATTCTGGGGAGAAAAATTACCTGCATTATTTGGCGGCGGCACAAAAAGAAAAATTAAAAGAAATACAGATGAGATTATAGAAACTATAAGAGCTCAGAGTGATATGTTAACTCCAGAAATGAAAAGACTCTTTGCACAATTAGATGCAGCAGCTTTAACTAGAGGAGAAGAGGACGACAACACAGCAAGACAAGCTATACTTGATAGACAAAAAGAGGAAGCAGAAGGATTTAAAAATATTAGATCAGCTATTGACGGAGCTAGAGACTCCGCAAGAGCATTTTCTAACAGCTTAATTGTAAAGACCGATGTTGACAAACCTTTAGCGACTTTTAGACAATTAAATACAGTTCTTGAAAGCGCCCTACTTTCTGAAAAAGAAAGAAAAAATGTATTAGCCGAAATAGCAAATGATACTGCCATATTATCTTTAGCTACAGAAGACCAAAGAACAATATTAAAATCAATAAATATAGAAGATAAAGTAAAAAGGCAAATACTACAAGATATAGAGGATTCCTACTTTAGACAACAAGAAGTTTTAATAAGACAGAAACAAGAATTAGCAGAAATTAAAACACTCCAGCAATCTATTTCAAGTTTAACAAAAGTATCAGAAGGTGCAGTTGATAGAACTTTTCAATTAAAACAACAAGAGGTTGAAATACAAAGAGAAGGACTAGAGTTTCAAATTAGGTCAGCAGAAAAAAGTACGAGTTTAACTAGAGAAGAGATGTTAGAGTTAAGTAAAAAGAAAACCTTGCTTGGAAATGAAAAAGTTACTAAAGAAAACATAGCTGCAGTTCAAGCAGCTCTAAATGCTTTACAAGAATTAGAGAATCTTGAATTGAAACAAAAGTTTGTTACTGCGACAGAAGAATTTAGACTATTATTACAAAAAGCAGAGGTTCAAAAAACTTTATTAGGATATGAAGAAAGTCTTAATAAAGAAAAAATGAAACAAGTAGAGCTACAGGCAAAAATAGCACAATTTAGTGAAACAGGTTCAACATCTTTAAGCCCTGTTAGACAAGCGGCAGTTTTACTAAAACAAATTACACTAGAGAGCAGCACTTTAAAACAAAAAGAAAAAATAGAAAAAGATATAGTAAAAAATAAATTTGCTATTATGAAAGCTGACTTACAAACAATGGCAACCATTGAAAGTAGCGAAAATGCTATTATTAATGCAAAGAAAAAAGCAAACAAAGACCAATTAAGAACTACACTTGAAGCTACAAAAATAGCCTTAGAAGGTGAACTTGTCAAAACTAATTTAATGTTTCAAAGAGGGCGATTGACTCAAGGCCAATTTGATATTACTGCACTAGCTATCCTCGATGCAATGAATGCTGTAGATGGTCAACTAAAATCCATAAGCGAAGAAACAGGCTCAACAGTAACAGAAATATCTACAAATTTTGCTAATGATTTAACAAACTTATCAGACGCACAAAAAAATGCTCTTGACGCAATAGGCTTAAAATTTGGAAACCAAGTAGATACAATGGCAACCAAACTTTTAGATTTAATAAACAAGTTAAATCCTGGGTCTGATTTTGGTGATAACCTCTTTAAAAGTTTAAATAATAGATTTGCTTCAGTTAATTTAATCACCTCCACAAAGAAAGATGAAGAAGGAAATGATATACCACTCTTAACTGATGCTCAAAAGAGGTCTGCAGTAATAAATATGATGGAAGAGGATATGATGAGACTATCTAAATCCATAGAAGAAACATTAGGAAAAGATGGTGTATTACTATCTGCTTTAGCTGAAGTAGGTTCAAATATGATAGACTTAGGACAAAATTTCGGAGCAACTTTTGCAGCAGCAGAGACAGGAGCAGAAAAAACAGCAGCAGTATTAACAGCAGTTGGTGGCGCTTTATCTGGCATACAATCAATAGTAAGTGCAAATGCAGAACAACAAGTAAATGATATAGATAAATTAATTGATGCTGAGAAAAGAAAAGACGGAAAATCAAAAGAGTCTGTTGAAAGAATAAAACAGATGGAAAAGCAAAAAGAGAAAGTCCAAAGAAAAGCTTTCGAGGTAAATAAAAAACTTATGATTGCACAAGCTATAGCTTCCACAGCCTCAGGTATAGCAGCAACAATACCTTTATTAATACCCCCAACTACAGGATTAGCAGTAGCTCTTATGGCTATGATGGGTACAATTGGAGCAGCACAAGTAGCTTTAATTTCTAAATTACAGTTTCAAGGAGGTTCTTCAGACACCCCTACAGCTCCAAGTACTGCATTAAGTATAGGCTCTAGATCGAGCAATGTAGATGTATCTAAGCAAACTACAGGCGGAGAACTTGACTACTTAAGAGGAGGTTCAACAAGCGGAAATAATCTTGGGGGAGCCGGTGGAGCTATGGGTAGAAAAGGCTACGCAAATGGCGGAGAAGGTATCGTAGTTGGAGAAAGAGGCCCAGAGATTATTACTCCTGCAGACCCAGTAGACATTACACCAAACTTTGCACTTGGCGGAGAAACAAACGTAAACTTTACAATCAATGCAGTTGATGCAACTGGAGTAGAGGACTTATTAGTAAATCAGAGAGGAAACATTATAAGAATGATAAGAGAAGCAGCCAACGAAAATGGAGAAGACTTTTTAACGCAAGTAGACCCAATGGCTTATGGGAGTAAAAGCTAATGGCAACATTTACTAGTTTTGCAAATAGATTACCTGACCCAAATTATGGTATAGCAGAAGACGGTTCTACTTCCAATACAACTGTAACAGGTCCTGGATTCAAAAGTGTCAAGTTTACAAGTGAGCAACCAACTACAATCAGTAGAACAAACAGCGGAAGAGTAATTACAAGAGCAATCGTAGCTCATAGATGGAAAGTACAAATAACTTACAATCCTATGACTCGTGACCAATTTGAACCTGTGTATAATTTTTTATTAGAAAAAAGAGGGCGTTTAAAACCTTTCTTTGTTGCATTACCACAATACGCGTCACCGAGAACGGCAACGAGTGGAACAATTTCAGTTTTGGGTAGTATAACATCAGGCGATACAAATTTTTTAATAGATGGAATGGACAGTGTCACTGGAGGATTACGTCCAGGTGACATGATAAATTTCTCAGATTCTGGAAATTCAAATCATAAAAAAGCATATCAAATTATAAAAGTTCATACAAATACGAATAAGTTATCCAGCGATTCAGCTTTAAACTCTACAGATAAGAGAAGACTTTATGTTACTCCATCTGTTGAAAAAGGAGTTGCAGATAATTCTACGATTACATATACAAATCCATTATTTCGAGTTGTACAAACTTCAGATGTTCAAGAGTACTCTCTTGGAGTAAATAACCTATATACATTTAGTCTTAATTTAGAGGAGGCTCAACCATAATGGCAAAGAAAAGTATCAATACAGCTATAGAACAAATACTGGTCAGTAATTCTGATTTTGAGTATGCTCATCTTGTAAAATTTGAGAGACCTTTTGCACCTGATTCACAGACAGATAAATTTAGAACAAATGCAAATAGATATGCATACTACACAGACGGCCCTCGCGATATTTCTTTCGATGATGGTTCAACTGACCAAGACGGAAACTCAAACAGTTCACAGGTTTATAGAGCAAATAGAATACTAAATGTAGGTAGTTATTCAGAAACAACTACACCAAGAGCTACAAATATGTCTCTTACGTTTGCAGGCGAACATTTAGGAACTTCTGTAGTTTTAAATGGAACGTTTACTAATGGAGTTTTCACAGCAACGACAGAAATTTATAAGGGAGAGCCTGTAGACTTTGTAGAAGAAGGATTTAGAGAAGGCGATAAAATAAAGTTTACAAAAAGTTCAGGTAATTTTTCTACTGGAGTTTCTACACTTACTTATATCATCACAGGTTTTACAACAAACAATACCGTTATAGCATTAACTCCTACAGGTAATGATACTGACGACACCATTACTTATCCAACAGATTCAAACACTCAAGTAACTATTTCTTTAGAATCAGACGAACTAAGTGCAATCACAAACGAAAGATTAGTTTCTACACTTGCAAATCCTTCTTTTCTAAATAGAGAAGTATTTATTCATAAAGTATTTATTGACCCTGAAACAGGAGACCTTGCAGGAAACTCAAGCATACTTATCTTTAGAGGTATAATTGCAAAATGTAATTTAAACGAAAACGAAACCTCTTCAAGAGTTAAATGGGCACTTTCAAGTCATTGGGCAGACTTCAACCAAATTAATGGAAGAATAACAAGTGACGAGATACATAGAGCATTAGATGGAAAATCTAGACCTCAACCAAATATGGCAATAAGACCAGAGTATGCAACAGATTTAGGATTTTTACACTCTGAAACAACATTGAATCAGATAGCAATTTATCAAACAACAGAAAGTCGTTTTAAAATGAAATCAAAGAGAAGAGGTGGTCCAGCGGGTTTGTTTGGCGGAAGAAAATATTATACTGTAGAAGAAAAATATCAAGTTGATAATGAAGTTGATTTAAGTATTAACTTGCAAGGAAAACATTTACCTATAGTATACGGTGTTCAAAGAATAAATGGTATACCTATTTTTGCTGATACAGACAAAAATGACTCCAAAAAAGTATATGTAGCTTATGCAATTTCAGAAGGAGAAGTACACGGAATTTATAATGTCTATATAGATGGCGCCCCTTTAATTTGTACCGACAAAGGAGATTTTGATTTAAGAAATGCAACAAATGGAACAGATAAAGATAATTCTCAATTACAATGTTATGGAAGAGCAGATAAAGGAGACACTTTAGGCGGAGCAGGAACTTCTTATCCTGGAGGAACAACCGCATTACTAGCTGCAATTAGTCAACTTAATAGAGCAATAAGATCATTAGAAAATAGCAATAGTAGTGCAACTGCTTCAGAAGAGATTCTAGAACTTAGAGGAGAGTTATATGAATTAAATCAAATATATAAAGAAATTACAGAAGGAGACGCAGGATTAGTTACAGGAACAAGAGATGCTAGAGGTCTTTATCATGAGCAAATGGGAAGTATTCAGCATCCCTATAATATGGAGTTTCATTTTTACTCTGGAAAATCAGACCAAAGAGCAGCAAATTTATTAGTTAGTAAAGCACAGGCAAACGGATTTAAAAGACAGAATGATTACTACGAAGGAACTTTACCTTACTGGTCTACAAATCACAGATTATTAGATACTGCATATGTTGTTACTCTCACTACTATCAATGAAGACCAAACAACAGTACCTGAGTTAGAATATGTTGTTAAAGGAAAGCTAGTAGAATGTTATAATTATGATAATACTTATGAGCCTGCGCTAAGTAGTAGTGACTCACACAGTAATTTTTTACAAGGAGACCTTGTAACTGTAGAAAGAAGTACAAATGGCTCAAGTTATAGTACTGCTACTTCAGTAGGAAGTTCGAATACTTCTTTTAGAATACTAGATAAATATGTTTGGACAGGTGCAGATGGCAACCAGTTTTATAGATTTAGATTAGATAAAAAACCTGACTTAGGGTATAATGATGGAGTACCTTCTTATCCTTATTTAAGATTAAAACAAGCAAATACTTCTAACTACTGGCATATGAGAACATATAATGCAAAAGTAGTAGAAAATGCGTCACTAAATTTAAATAAATTTAATCCTACAAGTGTAAGTGATAGTAGCGGAACTCTAACAATGACCTTTAGCGCTAATGATGCTACTGTATTAAAGGCTGGTTTTCCTTATTCTGCTACTTCTGGTATGATGAACTATCAAGTATTTTTAAATAATGCAACACATTTAGATGGTTTAGAACAACAAGTAATTTCAGGAACTTGGAGCGGAAATACAATCACTTTTACAGGACTTACAGGGTATGCAGGAATAGCAAGTACAGGAGCCAATTTAACAAGCATAGAAGTACTTAGAGCAACGGCATTTACATTAACTAACTCAACTATACAAGCAATAACAATTGCTAGTGATTTAGTTGGAGAAACAATAACTCTAAACGAAACAGGAGAATCTAGAGTAATTACTTCCTTTACTCCTGCATTTGATTTAATAGTATTAGATACTCCATTTTTTACTTTAACAGAACAAGCTTTTGATGATGGATTAACTTATACTATAAGTAGTACAAAAGGAGATAGAAGAGCTTCCAATAATCCAGCAATGCAGTTACTTGATTATATTTCTAATAAAGGATATGGAAAAGACTTAGACCTTGATAATGACATAAATTTAGAAAGTTTTATAACTTCAGCCAGACTTTGTGATACTCGTTCAGATGTAACAATAACTTTAGTAGGAAGTAGTCAAGCTGTGACCGTTGGAGATGAGTATTACTTAACAGTAGACGGTAATAGTAGTTCAGCAACAACAGTGTCAGGAATAGTATCATCAAAAGAAGTTGTAGATGGAAACACAAAAGTAACTTTTATGGATGTATCAGGAAAATTTTCAAGAAAATACAATAATTATACAGACTATGTTTTAGGCGACATAGTTTATACAGAAACAGGAAATTTTTATAGAGTTACTGATGCTAGTGCTGCTAATAGTGTAAATTATTCTGTAGGAGGTTTTCCTAATCATAGTGGCACACAAAACGGTTTTACATATATTACAAATCAATCTTTGGCAATATATAAAAGAGGTTCTTCTACTGGTAGCATTACTTGGGATGTAAGTAAAGAGGTAGAGTATAGTTTATATGATGCAGACTTTATAAAATATTGGAGATATTTAGGTTGGGAAAGTCACGACCAAATGTGGGTAACACGTCATCAAACTAACCTTATAATTGATAGTACTAAATCTGTTTTTCAAAATGTAAATACTTTTCTAACTCATTTTAATGGAATATTAAGCTATGCAAATGGTAAATATAATTTAGATGTTGAAACTCAAACATCAGCTCCGCAAATTCAAAATACATTTAATTCTATAACTTATGATGAAAATGTAAATCCAGAATATATAGATAATACAGATATTATTGGAGCTATATCTTTAAATGACGATTCTGCAAGAAATGCTAAAAATACAATGAAAGCTAGTATATTTGATCCTCAAAATAATTGGAGTACTCGAGCAGTTAGTTTCTTTAATTCAGATTTTGTAAAAGCAGATAGAGGCTTAGTAAAAACTGCAAGTTATACTGTTTCAGGAATAACAAATTATTATAATGCTAGAATAAGTGTAGAAAAAGAATTAATTCAGTCAAGATTTAGTAAAGAAATTTCATTTACTGTAGGTCAAAAAGGTTTATTACTTAAAGCGGGAGCTGTTATTGCTGTAACTTATGACCCGTTTAAATTTGATAAAAAACTGTTTAGAATAGAAAATGCAACTTTTAATCCTAATTGTACAGTTAGTATAAAAGCAAAAGAATATGATGATAGTATATATGCTATATCCAAGCAAAGAGCGTCTAGAATAAGACAAGAAGCTTCTACTCAAGTAGCTCCTCTTTCTCCTCCCGGCACTCCTACGAATTTATCTGCTACTACTGATAAACCTGGAGTAGTTATACTTTCTTGGGATAATGCAAGTAATTTTAATGAGCCTACTGATAGCACTCAAATATGGGTAAGTGATGATAATAATAGAACAAATGCAGTAAAAGTAGCAACTTTAGATGATACTGTTTCTTTTAGCTATGCACTAGCAGAGGGAGCAAGTAAATATTTTTGGATTCGTCATGCAAGAAGAAGCACGTCTGTAGCAGATAATTCAATTAAACGTTTAACAAGTGCATACCATCCTGTAGGAGCAACAAGCGGCGTAAATGGACAAGCAAAAATACTTTCACCTCAGTTAGATGTCGATGTTTCTAGCATACAAATTAAGTTTAATGATAGTGGAGCATTAACTCCAACAGGGACAGCTCAAGATGTAAAACTTACTTCCACACTAAGAAATATTACTCCGGATTCAAATGGAGTAGTATTTACATTAATTAATGCAGACCAAACATCTCAAAGTGATGTACAGTTTACAAATGGTAGCACTACTTTAACAGATACTAGCAGTCCTTATGAAGCAACTGTAGATGCTTCCTCTGCAAGTAATGCAACAACAAATAAATTTGTGAAAGTTACTACAACAGATCAATTAGGAGAAGTATTTACAGAACTTGTTCCTATATCAATTACAAAAGATGGGTCCTCAGGTAGTACAGGTATAGCTGCAGCAGCCGTTAAATTAGAACCAAGTACTTCAGTTATAACTTATAGTGCAAATGACCCTGATAATGAAGACCCTTCAACAACAATAACTTTTACAACAGACTTACAAGGAAATACAGGAGATTCAACTTCAGCATTTAGTGGAACTCCTTACTACGAATTTTTAGTTGACGGAACTACAAGTGGGAGTATTTCTACTACTAGTACTTTTACTTTACCAGATTCATCGGAACCAGCAGATGGAGAAACAGTAGAAGTAAAAGTAAAAGTTCGTGATGGGGGTACAAGTGGAAATGTAAAAGCAACTGATTCTGTAACTATTTTCGGTATTAAATCAGGTTCTGATTCAATAACAGCATTTTTAACAAATTCGGCCCATGTAGTTTCCGCAACTCAAGCAGGAGCCGTATCTAGCTTTACTGGAGCAGGGGGAACTTTTAAAGTATTTGTAGGCTCTACTGATAGAACAACAAGTTGTACTTTTAGTGAAGTATCAGGACAAGAATCTTCAGGACTTACAAGCTCAATTAATTCTAGTACTGGTGTGTATGAAGTAACAGCTTTATCTTCTGATGCAGGACAAAATACTTTTAGAGCAACTATACCTGCAAATATTTCTCCTACAGGAGTTCAAACAACAATTGACCAAACATATAGTATTTCTAAATCAAAACAAGGAACTCCAGGAGCAGGGGGAACAGATGCTAGAACAGTTAAACTAACTGCTAATGATTACTCAATTATATACGATGAAGATGGAGCGAATCCTACACCTTCAGGAGTTATTACTCTAACTGCAACTGCTCAAGGTTTTGCTGGAACTAACCAAGCAAATGCTCGTTTTAAATTTACAGGAGACGGTATATCAGATGAATCTAGTTATACAGCAGGAACAAACGGTACTGATACACAAACTTTTGCAATTCCAACAACACATTTTAGCTCTCCTCAAACTATAAAAGTAAGTGTAGCGGATTCAGGAGATTTAAGTGAAGAAATAGCTTTTGATACAGTTACTCTTACCGCAATTAAGGATGGTTCAGACGCCTATACTGTAATTTTAGATAATGAAGCTCATGCAATACCTTCAGATTCAACTGGACAAACTTTAGTTTATACAGGTTCTGGAGCAACAATAGAAGTTTATAGAGGTTCTAATGAGTTAAATGGTATAACAAGCGGCACGCCAACTGCAGGACAATTTAAAGTAACTGCTTCAGGCAGTGGAATTACTCCTTCTTCCACAAACGGAACATCTAGTGGGGACCCTGTGGTGTTTGCAGACCATAGCGGTATGACAGCAGATAATGCAAGTATTACGTATAGCATTAATCTTGAAAATATACAAACAGTAATAAAGAAACAAACATTTACAAAAGTCAAAGACGCATCAACTTTAACTGTAAGTTCAAATATACAAAATTTTTCTTTTGATGATTCTTCTGATACAACTCCAACACCTTCTACAGCTACTATAACAGTAAACCAACAGAACCAAGCAAGTAATTTAGTCACAGGAGATATAACTGTAACAAACGGAACAAAAAGCAACTTTAGTTATAGTGGAAGTAATGGTACAGGTTCAGCAACTGTAACAGTAACACCAAGCGGAACATATCCAGTTACCGTAGCTGTTTCTAATAATAATCTAAGCGACAGTCTTCAAATAGTGAAAGTTACTGGAGGAGACGATGGAACTCCGGGAACTGCTGCATTAAATGGAGTTTTAACAAATGAAAATTCTACTGCTAGTGTTTTTACCTATGTTACTGGAGCTGCTATTATAACTTATACAAATACTGGAGGAACTTTTAAAGTTTTTCAAGGCACTTCATTGCTTTCGAGTGGTATTACTTTTGGTATAAGTGGAGGAACTGCAGGAAGTACTACAACAACAAAAACGCAAAATGGTTTAACTATGACCATAAACAATAGTACAGGAGCTTATACTCTTTCGGGGAGTTCTTGGAGTACTGAAGAAGAAGAATTTACACTAACAGGTACTCATACAAGTAGCTCTACAACTATTCAAAAAGTTTACAATATAAATAAAATAACAAACGCTAGTAATGTAGAAGTAACTGCAAATGAACAAGCATTTATGTATGATGAAAATGGATCAAATCCAAGTCCAAGTTCTATAACTTTAACTGCTGCTTCTTACAATACTTATAATCCTTATGGTACATTTGAATTTAAATTCACAAAGTCCACAGATGGAGGAAGCACTTTTGGCACAACAGTGCAAGATTGGACAACAGTAGCAAATGGGGGAGAGACCGTATCTATATCTGCAGGAAATCTTAGTTTAGGAAATGAAGTTTTTAAAGTACAGCTAAGGGGCGGAGTCAGCACAAGTAAAATAATAGATGAAGATACAATAACTTTACTAAGATTAAAAGATGGAGAAGACGGAACTGCAGGACAATCAGTAAAAACTGTAGAACTCTTTAAGAAAAACGATTCTACATTTAGTACTACAACTGCAGGAAGTTTTTCAAATCCAACAAATTCAGTAGAATCAGGGTGGACTACTACGCAGCCAACTCCAACAAATCCTGGAGATAAAATTTACATGGTTAGAAGAACATTTACTTCTAACGGAGCATCTCCTCAAGATTCTAGCTGGTCTTCTCCTGTTATAGTTGCACAACTTGGCGACGGAGTACCAAGAGTAGCAAAACTTTTTACAATTTATAATACAAGTACTTCAAAAACTGGAATTACTGAACCTACAGACACAACTACAGGAACTCCTTATAATTTTGAAACTGGAGCACTTACTATTGGAAGTGGTGGAAGTAGTGGTTGGCAAGGCACCCCTATTATTTTTGGAACAAGACATTGGCAATCTAGAGTAACAGTTGTAGAAAGTTCTTTTGGAGGCGCGCAAACTGTAACTTATCACCCTGCATATAGAGTAGGAGGTTCAATTAGTAAAGACCCAATTGATTGGCTAATAGAATGGGATGATAATAATAAAGAAATACTGTTAAAAATAGATGGTACTGTAATTTCTCAGCCATCATACCCAACTTCAATTAGAAACGACCAAATAAATCAAACTTTTATACAAAACAAAATAACAGATTCCGGCACATTTAGAAGTAACATAGGAGCTGGAACAAGTAGTTTTGGGGGTTCTCAAACAGATATACAAAATGCCATTACTAATGCAAGTAGTTTTAGGAGTGCAGTAGGAGCTGGAACAAGTAGTTTTGGGGGTTCTCAAACAGATATACAAAATGCCATTACTAATGCAAGTAGTTTTAGGAGTGCAGTAGGAGCTGGTACTTTTACATTGCCTAGTAGTGGTAGTTCAGGACAGTTTTTAAAACATGATGGCACATTTGCTACTCCCCCCGACACAAATACTCAGCTATCAGATGTACAAGTTAGAAGTAAATTTTCAGGAACTGGACTAGTAGGATATAATAGTGGTACTGGAGCATTTTCTACAAGTGCAACAAACAATGGAACAAAAATTAATTCAAGCGGCAACATTGTAGGTGCTGTA